GCCCCGGAGCTGCTAGGCCAAGATTTGTGAAGAATTTGATTAATCAGATTCGATCAATCGCGGTCTTCAAGCTCCGGGGGGCTCGCAAAAGTATACGAGCCGAGGAAGGCGACCTACTCACAAGGTAGGTTTAGCCGGGTGAAGACCTTCCAATCTTCACCAAAACTGGGACTTTCGTCCCAGCCGGTAAAGATATAGTCCCAACTGGACGTATATCTTGACCTTATTACGGTTTTCTGGGCGACATTAGATCGAAGCCCAATTGCACCGTTCCGTATACTACCGTGCAAAAGTGATAACATGAGTCCATCCTGGTTTTCAAACCAGTCTGGAATGGAACGTCGGATAATCTCAGCGTCCCGCATATTATCGCTCGCCTTCTTCTGAATCTGCACGAGATAAGGCACTGGACATCTAAACCGGTAATGAATTCCACCGGTGTATTTGCTCAGCACCATTCGTTTAAGCATAATTCGCGGAACCTTAATACCAGCAGAATCGTCTTCGTCGAAGGGAACAGGCATAAACCTGCAACCTTGGCAAAGATATCTGATGGTTTGGGGCAATGCTATATTATGCCGAGCAGACCAACGATTAAGGCGGTTGATCGCACTGTAGCAGTCGCCAGCGTGCCGGAGAGTTTTTATATATACTCCTCGCACGTTATAGCCATTGTAATAATCATGGCCACACGACTCTCGGAATAGCCCTTCGTTGAAGGACTTGTCTTTGTTGACTGTAAATCCGCAGATTTCAAGTAGTCTAACAACGGTGTTGTAACACCGTCTTTCGACTATAATGTCATCTCCGAACACGGAAAAATTTCCCGTGCAGTTTCCTTTTGGGGTCCATAAATGAACATCATGGACCTTATAGGCACCAAAGACTAAAGCAGAGAAAAATAAAGTCTGTAGAGGAAACGTGAAAGCGTTTCCCATACTAGACACCATATGTAAATCAATCAATTCACCGGTTGGTAGCTCGGTCTTCTCGCAGCGAGTCCTCATCAGCCACTTAACAACATTGGCTGGAAAGAACTCACGAACGAGATTGACTGACATGGAATCAGAAGCGCTGGATAGGTCGATAGTACCAAACCTACCAGTTTCTGAACCAATACGGCACAGCTTTCTATTCTTGTCAGGCTGCTTCGAGAAGTCAATTCCAAGACTCCTACGTAGCTGCTTTTCAAGTAAGTCTGCTATACCCTTCTGAAACAGCATATTCAGAATGGGTTCCGTACATATGGTTCTGCTTATTTCCGAACTTTTCGGAACAAAACTAAGTCGGGAGCTCTTCGCTAACTTATGCCCGTATCTCGAGAATCGTGACTTTTCAGTCCTATCCCAAAGCGGGTCGAAAAAGTTAGCCTGTACGTATAAATCGTACAGCTCCGAACTGGTGGCAGCCATTGAGCCGAGCGCTACCTTCGAAAAGAACGAAGGAGTTTTCGAACCAATATTGCTACCGTTCCCAACCCCAAAACCCAATCCAATGTTCCGGAGGGTAAGGAGTTGGTCTCCCTCGGAGTCTCTCGCGTAGAAGAAGCGATAAATGAAGTCTTTTGCTTCTCCGAGCGCGATTGCTTCCGGGGTAGTGCACGTGGCTTGGTCATATATGTACTTTCCGCAGGCATCGTTTACTTTCGTAAACAGATGAAGTGCTTTGTTGTCACGGACCCGATCGGTCTCATCGTTATGAAACTTTTTGATGAGGGATTTGGACAGCGACATCATCGCATACTGCTGGGCTGGCATATTTGGATATGGCTCTACTGAGCCGTCCCAACCACGCGCTCCAAGATCGGAGTTAAGAACTGAAGAGAGATCACCAGCATTAAGATGCATAGCAAGACCTTCAAAGTGAATTTAAAGAGAGCTCCAACACCTGTATCCTTAGTTTCAACGATATAGGTGGCGTTGCGCCTGGGAGTCACTTTCCCCATGAAGGAATTCCTTTTTAAAGAATTCCTGTCACAGCGGAATCACCGAGTCCCGAGGAAACTTGGGACAGTGCACCGATGAGCATGGAAAAAGCAGCTCGCACATTTGCTGGGTCAGCCAGATCAGCTCCTGCCGGTATAGAAATTTCAGCCGACATTAGCATGGTCTGATATGCTTGACCAGCAAGTGGGAGAACGCCCTTACGGACGATGACTTTCCAGACGTTCCGAGGAACATCCTTAATTACACCTGTTACAGGGTTCGCTTTACCCAAAGGCTTAAACACCTTTGGACGAACGAAAGTAACAGTGAAGGGACTACTAGCACTATGCACGGTGACGCTCGTCTGCGTCCCACCAAGCGCCGTTACTGCGTACTGCCTCATATTTGCATCTGGGGCAGTGTCAGCAACATGCGTGTAGGTGGGAGCAGTAAGCCCCGTCTGCGCAGTCCCCGTTACCGGGGAGGTAAGTGCAATCGTCATTCTATTTCCTTAAAGGATCTAAAGCTCCGAAGAGGATTAGAAAATTATGAAGCCAAACGTTTTTTGACCGGCATGTCGGGAAAGAAGTCGGTGAGCTTATAATGCTCACTTTCTTCCGAACCAACATTGGGACTGTTAACGTAGATTTCAACACGACGGTTTAAAGCGTCGATAGATTTCTGCTCTTCAACAATCTCCTGCTCACTTAATTCGTTCATCATCCCTTCACTTCTGAAGAGACGAAGAGGAATACGTGAGTACGCGCGATTCTTTTTAACAGAATCGAACGCAAGGCCGTAGTCGTTTTGGAGGACAGTCACAGCAAATCGCAAATCCTCAAGTTGATCGACTTCAGTGCGCCATTTGCGTCTTTCACAGTAAACAATGTCCCAATCAAGGGCATTGATCACCGTGCTAAATGCAGTGGTTATAGCAGTGTTACCGATAAACTTCAGTTTACGAGATGCCATTTCTGTCTCCTAAAAACGATTGAAACGTTGGGCATGGATGGAGTTCGCACTCGCGAGTAGAGCGGCCATATTTAGCCACTGATTCCCGCTATCGGGCAACGACACACTAATATCAGACAGAGTTAAGTCTGACGGTGCGTAATGTGCTCGAGAAATTGAACTCCGTTCGTAAGATGCGAACGAGGTGCTACCTGACGAACTGATATACTTTGATCCAAGTAAGGCCTTAGTGCGTGCGTGATCAGGAGACCAAGCCACCTTTTGAGTGGCGGTTTGCTTGACCCCGCGAGCGCACCAGACCAGCCTGGAATTCAAAGTGTTATCAGCATTAAGGATATCCCCAATGTTCGTAAAGTAGTCCACGAGAAACGACCAGGGAACGAGTTCCCAAATTATCGGCACCCACTGGGAAGTATGAACACCCCAGTTCTTTAGGTGATCGACATAGGTCGTTTGCGGTTGGATACGTAAAGCTCCTTTGATCCTAACATGGCAACGGTAAGTCAACGAGGCTGATCTAACATGCCCCATGACACCGAAGACTGTAGGATAATCTTGACCTACCGAGCCAGTGCTCTCAGCCTGTCCTCCAGCAGAGACATTAACCGTTCGTTCTTCAGAACGGAGATTATCTAAAGCTGTGAAGGCATCCTCGATATCACTGACAAAGGGGATCCAGCCAAAGGAATATTCCAACCAGGTTTCTGCCGCAATTTTGGTGATATGCTTGATCGACTCTTGGTCGGCAAGTTTCTCATCAATACGCGTTTTATCGCGAACTCTCCTACGGCCTCGCTTAGCCTTGTAGACACGGCTTCTTTGATTTACCGTGTCTAGATACTTACCGAGTCCCTCGAAGAGAGATGCAGCAGGCCTCCGTAACATCCCGGCAGCTTCTCTAAGTTCACCTAAGAAAACTCCTCCCTGCATTGCATTGGAGAAGTTTCTAAGTTTCTTATTGAAGTTGACGAGTGCTCTCGTACTTGCGATACTCACTAAGGTTCCGTCGTATGCCGATGGGGGATTGCATTCGTGCCCGGCTCTATAGCCGTGCCAGGATGCAGTCTTCACGGACTTGTCGGTAGCTGGCTGTGGTACAGAATAATGTACTATAGCCTGGTTACCGGGCGCATTAATGAACTGGTCGTACTTAGCATCTAAGATGCCAGTTGCGTCCAATCCCTGGGCTATTGTGTTTCTCCAGCTGGGATTAGAACTGCCGTCAGTAGTTCTAACTAGGACATGGTTACGTCCAAAGTTAGTCGTAATGCCGGCGTTATCAATCTCAGAGTAGACACACCGTAGTCTACGGGACTTGTCCTTAAGCGCCATACGAGTTCCTTTTAGTGATGGTGGGTAGAACCCAAAG